TCGCCTGGGAAGATGAGCGAACCGACATCTGGCGCATCCTTGAGGCCAGGTACTCGATGGAGGCCGCCAAGCGCGAACTTCATCATCGCAATGAGAAAAAAGTAGGTAAGGCCGAGTTTAAGAAACTCACCGACAACCCCTACAGGTAGTAGGTCAGACGGAAATCACCGTTTGAATTTTTATAAGTGCTTTAATGACAACGGAAGGGGTAAAAAATGGTGCCAAAACATGACACTACACGGGCAGAATCCCGCGCATATGTGTATTCCGACTTTCCAAGCCGGAACAACTACATATCGGGTTTGTCGCATAATTTGTATTCCGAAAATTGCGGCGACAAACACAAGACTTTTGCAGCGCAGCACGACTCTCTGACCCCCTGGTCAGACCACCGCATCCAAGCAATTCTCAGACCTGAACGCCGGCAGGCGATCGCCGAAGCGGTGTTCGAGGTGATCCTTTTCGCCCTGTTCGGGGCGATGCTGGTATTCGCTTATTTCAGCTAGGAGGCGGCCATGCAGACCGCCACCTTGGGTCGCGCCCTGCGCGACGCCCAGCTGACTCTTTTTGAGCACAGAGACACAGAGTTCCTAGAACGCTGTCGAGCGCTAGCCGTTGAGATCGCCCGCCAACAAGGCACGGTGTGCATCAACGACATAAGAGCACAGCTGCGCTTGCCCGCTGAGACACACCCGTCCGTCCTGGGCGCGGTTTTCAGGTCAAAAAAATTCACGGCTGTCGGCTTCACCGAGGCCACCCACAAGGCCGCTCACGCTCGCGTCGTGCGCGTCTACAAACTTGCGGAGGAGAACTAAATGGCAGGTAAAAAAACCCCGGACACCATGCTGTCCTGCAGCCGGCTGCCGGCAGTCATGGGGCTGTCTAAGTACAGCACACCGAACGACGAACTCGAGCTCTCAATCGCTGCCATCAGGGGCGAAAAGCGCGACAATAAGCAGAATGAATCGATGGCCTGGGGCGACCGGCTTGAAGCCGTCATCCTGCGCGAGGCAGCCGAGCGCCTGCAGCTGGCTGACCTGGTCACAGAGCACGACGAAGCCCGCTTCCACGAAAGCCTGCCGCTGTGCTGCAGCCTGGACGGCACCGGCGACGGCCACGGCCAGATCCTTACCACCGACCCTGACCGCGGGATCTACGTCATCGGGCAGGACAGCATTCGGCTGGACGGCGTCGGAATTCTTGAGGCCAAGCTGACCGCAGTGCAACCCGAGGATGCGCCTGCCCTGTACCGTGGCCCGATACAGCTGCAGGGTCAGATGGATATTTGCTCGTCTAAATGGGGCGCACTTTGCGTCTTGTACCAAGGTACAGCGCTGCGTGTCTTCCTCTTTGCGCCGCATCAACAAACGGTGCAAACGATCGCCCAAATAGCGACAGCCTTCCAGGCAAAGCTCGATACCTTCAAGGCGACCGGCGAGATCAACTACTACCCACCGTTAAACAGCGACGATGCCGACCGGATGTACCCGGTCGCGACTGACACCGTCGTGCAGCTGGACATCGAGGCCGAGCTGTTGGCAGCAAAGATTGTCGACGCCAAGAACCGGGCAATCACCGCTGAGAAAGATCGTGCCGAAGCAGAGACCGAGCTCAAGACGATGCTTGGCAATGCAGGCAAAGCGATCGCCGGCAAGTACGAAATCAAATGGCCGATGCGCAGCTTCAAAGCACAGCCACAAAAAATTGTGCCGGCAAAGGAGGCGTACTCAATCCGGCAGTCAACCCTATCAGTTAAGGAGGCAACAGCATGACACGCGAACTAACCAATCTTGAGAAGGCACACGACCGCGCTGTCGTCGCATTGCTCAACACCATTCCAAAATGCAGCGAAGAAGAAGCGCTCGAGATCGTCGAGTCGTTTACCGCGCTGGTTCTGTACACCATCGAAGCATTCCTACCGGAGGGCGAGAAGCATGAATCAACTGACTACAACTAATCGCCAAGGCTTTGCGCCCGCCACGATGGGCGAGGCGATGGAGTTCTCCAAGATGCTGGCCGAGTCCAGCATGGTGCCGCGTGCCTACCAGGGCAAGCCGCAGGACATCATGGTCTGCGTGCAGTGGGGCTATGAGCTGGGTCTCGCACCCATGCAGGCGCTGCAGAACATCGCGGTCATCAACGGCAAGCCATCTGTCTACGGTGATGCGATGATGGCCCTGGTGCAGGCCTCGCCGGTTTGCGAGGGCATCGACGAACACATCGAAAACGAAGGCACGCCAAACCCGGTGGCAGTCTGCATCGCCAAGCGCAAAGGTCGCAACCCGGTGATCGCCAGGTTCAGCGTCGAGGATGCCAAGCGGGCAGGGCTGTGGAACAAGCAGGGGCCGTGGCAGGCATACCCCAAACGGATGCTGCAGATGAGAGCTCGAGGCTTTGCCCTGCGTGACGCCTTCCCTGACGTGCTAAAGGGTCTGATCACCGCCGAGGAAGCAGCCGACTTCCCGGAGGAGGCCAAGCCGCGGGAGAAGGATGTCACCCCGGCCAAGCCGGCGAACCCGCTGGATGCGATCGCGCCGCCACCGTCACTGCCGGAGCCCGAGCTCGAGCCCGAGTCCGAGTGGGTGCCTGAGCCGATCGAGATCGAGCTCATCCATGTCGATTCGCCGAACGATTCTGCCGAATCTGCAGAACAGGTTGCAGAACTTGTTGTGTTAGGCGACTGGCCGCTGATGGTGCCTGGCAAGGAGCAGCCGTTTTCCGTCCACGCCAGCCAGCAAGAATGGCAGCAGGCCTATGAGGATCTAGCCGACAAGACCGCCAAGGCCGGCAAGCGACCAGCTCGGGAGCGCATGACCATCCTGAAGGAGCTGCGCGAGGTTAATGAGCCGCAACTGAAGCGGATCAACAGCATTGACCGGATGCGCCACACAGCGTCGTACAGCGGCAGGATCAACGCGCTTGGTGCTGCAGTACCTCCCGGTGAGAAGTAAAAAAACCCCGGCACACGCCGGGGGAAGCGATCCGCTAGGCCGCGATAGGCAGGAGTGGCCTTCCTAGCGGGTCGAGGGGAGCCTCAAGGCTTGGTATTGCTTGACGCACTGGGCGAGGCTGGCGCGGAGCTCGTCGGCTCTGGCAGCTTCCCTTGCAAGAAATTCTGCATCCTCTCGAGAAAGTGAGTTTCCAGTGCAGACGCAGGCGGGGCATCCAGCGCTGGTGGTACTGGACACGGAACTTGCCTGGGCGGCGCGCTCGGGGCGCTTGCGCAGGCTGTCAGCAAGACTGGCAGCGCGAGCACTAATCGATCGAATCTCATCATCCTTCTCCTGTCTCAAATGGTCGGCCTGGGCCTGCAGCTGCTGCTCCTTCTCACGCGCCGCAGCGACTGCCTTGGCGTGCTCCTCGGCCAGCTTCGCCTTCTCCTGATCCCAGGCCTGCTGGATCTCAGCGCGACCCGCTGACGCGCCCTTGAGGTACCCGGCACCGCCAGCAAAGGCGGCAACCAGGACGACCGCGGCACCGGTATAGAGAAGATTCATTTGGCTGGCGGTACGGCTTTGCCTTCAAGCTTCTTATGTACCTTCACCTCGCGGCAGACTTCTTTCTCTTTGCCGGTCTTGTCCTTCTCCATCCGGCAGACCTTTTTCATCTCGCCACCAGCGTGGACGTTGAAGGCCAGCATTAAGCTGGCGACTGCGGTGACTACCATGCGAATCAAAATCAAAGTGTTCATCTCACACCTCCTCAGATCTCAGGTTCAGGAGCCGGCGGCGGTGCCTTCTTGCCACCGAATCCGGTCACAACGGGAGCAGCGTCGAGCTGCGGTTCCATGCGCACAGGCGCATGAGTTGGTGCCGGAGCCTTGGGTGCAGGCGGCGGCGGGTCAGTCCAGTCGCTGGCCTTCGACACACCAGGCGGCGGGTCGATCAGCTTGGCGACGCCATCCTTGCCCTTGATGGCCAGCAGGGTTGCGAGCGCACCGAGGATGTACTTGCTCATGTCCGACAGCAGCAGGAAAAACTGCTTGTCAGCAGGCGCGATGCCGGTCATCGGCTGGGTCACAAACACCACCGAGTACATGGCGAGACTCGACATCATCAGCAGCACCACGCAGAACGTGCCGCCGATGATCAGCTTGATGACTGAATCAATTTGGTCAGGATTCCATTTCATTTTTCACCCTCCGGCTTGAAGTCAGCAGCTGGTACCAGCTGGTCAGGGCAAGTGCCGGTCACCGCACAGGTCGGGCGCTGACACTCGGGCTTGTTCCAGTTTTTGTTGTCCTGGCAGGGATAGCGGAAGCGATCTTCGCAGCTGGCCATCGCCATCACTATTGCCGCAGCAATCAGCAGAGCTCGCATCAGTGGCCTCCCTGCATGATCGACAGCGCGTGCTTGTAGTGCTTGATGCGGTCGTTCAGTCCGATCGTGCCGCCGTTGATGCGCTTGGTCAGGGTCAGGATGTCGCCGGTGTCTGCCCACTGGTTGAGCTTCTGGCTCTCCCAAAAAAAGCAAGCAGACTGGCAGGCCCCCTCGAATGTCATGAGGTACTCAGGCACATCGTCGATGCTCATCTCGAGCGAGTCGGCAAATGCTTGGTAGTTTGAGCGACCGGTCAGCTGAATCAATCCGCGGCCGATCCATTTGCTGGGCGGGTCAACCGGGTCATTTTCATGCGAGTTGCCCATGCGGTTTGCGTAGACGCGGTTGGCGATGGCAGCCTGCTTGTCTGGCCGGCGGCAGATCGCCTCTGCGTCTGCGTCGGTCGGGAAGTATTTCGGGAAGATCCGGCGCAAGGTGGCCGGCTTGTAGTTCAGGTTTTCCTTCAGCACCATGAAGTTGCCAGACTCATGGGCGCACTGCGCGACAAAGGCAGCGATGCGGGTGGGCGTGTTGATCTCGTAGTCATCCAGCAGGGTCGACCCGCCGAGCTCATCCTGCGGTGCCGCCAGCGCCTCATGCCAGTGGTGGGCATAAGGGTTGCGCGGGATCATTTGCTTCAGCTGCGACAGTGTCAACATCATTCGCTCCTAATGGTTTCTTGACGACGCTCCTCTAGAATTTGACGCCTCAATTCTTTCATCTTCTTGACTTCATGCACCGCAGCCTGGGTCGCAAACCACATGTCGTAGTACATGAAAGCCAGGATAGGCATGACGATAAAGAACATCAGCACCACAGCCATGACCGTGGCGATCAATGACCAAGGTACATTCTCATCGTCGCGCTTCTGACCACCAGAAGCATTATTCCCACCGCCCATAGAATCACGAACACGGTCGCCCCAACGTATACCAGACGCGCCTTGAGCCGATTTACCGCCTGCTTTCGTTGCCATCTAGCTGCCTGAATCTTTCTGGTTTCTATTGCCAGCGCATCTGCCTGCTCATTCTG